AAGTTCTTAGTCGAAGAAAAGAAGGAACTAGTGGAAGCCGAGTATTTGGAAGACTATGCGGTCGGATACCATTTATCAGACCTTTATAAAGTGAATTTGTTAGCTCTTGATACTAACAAATATTTTACGGACTTTTGTTAGTTAAAATAAAATAATCTAAGCCAAGTTCATCCGACCCCTAAACTTAGCCATCATCGAATTGTATTCATTCTGTCTTTTTTGCTGTTCCCGATACACTCTAATTTTCTCGAATAGTTCTTTCTTATCCAAATCCGTCATAGATTCTTGATAATTAATAACCTTTTTTTCGATATCGCTATAATCCTCTCGCTGAACTACCGTTAACGGCGTAATTAAGAACCAATTGTCCTTTTCTTGTAACGCAAACCAATGCTTGTCTATCGCAAACTGCGTATGATTTGTCGGTTCTCTTAGCAAATTCGTCAGACCAGTGCGTACATTGTTCATAAGTTTTTCAATATAGTGGCCATTTACTAAGTAGCCAGTCGTAGTCTGACACCGCGTCACTTTGACACAAGTATCGTCCATTTTTTCGTAAGGTGGCATATTATTGCCGGCAAAAAGAACGACATCCCATGAAGAAGTGGAGCGTGTCTGTAAAAAACGAGCCAGTTGCGTCCTAAATAGCTCTGGATTTAGAAACTCGATATCGTCCTCGACTATCAAAACATGATTTAAACCAGATTTCAACGCTTGCTGTAACAGTTTGAGATGGCTCATGCTACAACCAATGGCACCATTTTCCATCTTGATTGCGTTGAATCTTTGAAAACCTTGTAGACCAATTGAAGCGAGTTGGGTTTCCACATGCGCTTTACGGTCCGTTCGGTGGTCCAAATTGATGTAGAATATGTTCTCGATGGAATCCATATTATAAATATATAAATATAAAGGTATATTTATATTTATATTTATATTTATATTTATATAAAAATAATAGTCCATATTATTTATACAATACAATGGATTTTTTAACAACAAATGACTATATTGAGGCGAATGATACCCAGTTGGAGCTAATTCAAAATAAATGTGTTAAAAATAGAATGAAAAATGAATGTAAAATGCTATATACAAAGTATCACAATGTGCTTATAGAGGGAGTTTCTGATAAATTATCAATAGAAATAGTAGAAATTATGAATACAAAAAAACGCACCTATAAATTTATAATACCATCAAATTTCCCATTCCATCCGCCAAAGATTTATATTAATGGATATACCTATTCGGATATTTTACAGATGCGGGGAGATTTTGAAAAGGAGGTGGTCAAAAAATGGAGGAAAAAAGATTGCTTGTGCTGTTATTCGTATAATTGTAGCGTAAATTGGTCGCCATCAGCAAAATTTCACAATATCATCGATGAAATCAATGCTATATTAAAATTCAAAAGAGACGCCATAAATTTATTGTTATCTGAAAAAATTAAGATACAATACAATATCCCTTATGCTTATTTTGAACAATATTTGGTTCCGAATCCCAACTAGTATAGTCCACCCAGCCGAATATTCGCAGACGCAGTCGCTCTTGGTTTCGCCGCAATAATGCGCGAATATGCCGGCGAAAACTTGTTAATATTAGGCGGTATAATCCGCGTTTTAGAATTAAATTGCTGCATTAGCTGATTATATTGCTGTATCTGAGCCAAAGATGCGTTATTATTCGGAGTCTTTAAAGGCTGGTTTAAAGACGGCTTAGGAGGCATAACCGCAACAGTAGGGTCTGTCGAATTGTTGAAACTATATTCAATAATTTCCTCCGCTTTTGCCTGACCATATTCTTGCACCATTTCCCTTTTCTTCGCAGCAGTAGGATAAAACGGAATGTTAGTCCAATCATCCAATGTAGTAGAAATTTTGTTGGTTCTTATTTTGTCCGGATGTATAATCTTTCTAGGAGGCTCGCGTAAATCATACTGAAAATAATTATCATGTTCGAACCGGTTTCCAGTCATAAAGGTATCAATATTAATGACAAATATGCTGTTTGAATTCACAGTGTGAATATTGTCCATAGGATTTTTCGATTCCGAGTCTATTGAAAATAAAAGCTTGTGAATCGTCTGTAAACCGTCGATACCGTTATCGTGAGTTGCTCTCCAAGGATCCTTCTTGTTAATTAGCCGGGAGACACCGTCAAAAAGCTGTAAAATATCCGGACTGCCAATGGGATAGAACTGGTCTCGGTTTATTATTAACCCTGCCGATTCGCAGCGCTTTTGCAAGACATTGTCTTCCATTCCCCATCCCCAGAAATTAGGGTAACCGTTAGTAAGTTCAAAGTCTTTTCCTGTCATCGCGACAATACCACCGAGAGCATATTGAAAGCCATAAAAGTGCTTTACAATTCCGGAACAAGTGCGATAGTCAAATATATTGCTAAATGGAATGGTATCAATGTCATTGAAAACAAAAGTCATATTTAGGTAATCATTGGGATATTTTTGTTTGACTGCGATAAATCCAATGTTTTTGGTTGCTCCGCGATTGAATGCTCTGGCGTCGCATTGATGGGCGAAATAGATTTCATAACTTGATTCGATTTCGGAACCCTTTAGAATCGAACTTAAATAATTGGAGAAGAAGAATTTGTGCTGGGGTCGGTTTCTGTATGGCACGACAAATACGACTTCGGGTACAGCGTTAGCGAAAGCAGAAGCAGAAGCGTTATTAGCGTTAGCGAAAGTAGAAGCAGAAGAGGAAGTAGAAGCAGCAGCAGAAGCAGAAGCAGAAGCAGCAGCAGAAGCAGAAGTAAAAGTAGTCACAGACATACCCTATAAGAGCATTATAATTCTTTTACAAAAACGAATATAACGAATACACGGAATATTATATATACTATTATATATATAATAATGAAAAATAAAATAATGAAAGCAGGTGGAATTACATTAGATCCTGAATATGCAGGAAGGCCTGATGACGCGCATTTTTTTTTTGAAGGCAATGCTATTATTCGTGAAGTATTATCGAACGGAGCTTCAGGAATAGTATATATTTCAGAATTAAACGAAGATATTGAGTCGCCATATGTATCATTTGACCATCGTATGGAATTTCAAAAAGTTAATAGTATTGTCGCAAAGTTTGTACCTCTTCATAATAATAAGGATAAAAGTAAATTATATTTAATAAATGGTATTGAGATGAGAAGCACCTCAGATGATGAATTTAATAAAGAAATTAATATTCAAACCAAAATTATTGAGAAAACACAGGCATATTTAGATCCGATCGGCCCATCTATTTTATATAAAAATAAAATCACAGCAGATAAACTTACATTATTAAATAATGCAGAAATACAACTTATCACGTATGATGTACAGGGATTAGCCGTATATCGTCCAGTATCCAAAAAGGATATAACATGTGGTATAATATTTATGGAATTACTAAGTGATATGGAGACATTATATACGGTGTTACGCGAAAACATGCGCTTACCCGATAATACTATGAATCCTGAAATTATTATTACATGTATTAATACTGCTCCAGAAAAAAAAAAAGCGCTGGCACATTATGTGTTTTTATTAATACAATTATCAAGTAATGGATTTATTCACTGTGATCCTCATACAAACAATGTTTTATTATCTCATACTGGAGAAGCAAAACTTCTAGATTTTGGTAGAAGTGAAGAAATAACAGAGAATAAAAAAAAAGAAGTGAATCGATTAATTTCTGATTTTAGACATGATAATGCTGTAGAGAATTTGAAAAAGTTAGTAGATTATATTCAGAGCTTAAATATGCCAGTATTTAAAGATGCTATTATGAGAGATCCTCTTAGTGACGAAACTATAATGCAACATGAATACAACAACAGCATAAAATTTACAGATTTAGAAAAAACCAAATGGAGAGACAGCTATAGACAAGACAGCTGGGACGAGTTCGTCGCGGTGGTCGAAAAATTTTATGGATGGTTTACAAATGACGCAATATTGAGTTTAATTTTTATGGATGTAGCAGATTTGTTTAGGGACAACGAGAGTAAGCAAAGTGCAACCTTGTCAAAATGTCAAACTGTTTTAGGATTAAACCCATATATTATTCCTCCAGAAAATTTGTATGAAGTAGTTGTAGTTAAATTGCCCAGTTCTATAGATTTTATAAATATGGTATTGGGATATACTCTCGGTATACCACATCCCGGATTAGAGACATCAAAAAAGCAAAAACAAGAATCAGTTAGACTAGCACAAGAATCAGTTAGATTAGCACAAGAAGCAGAAGATGCCCGATTAGCACGAGTAGCACAAGTAGAACAAGAAGCACGAGAAGAACAAAAAGCAAGAGCATTAAAGCATATAGAGATTATAAAAGATTTTGAGCCGCCATCAGGGGAATGGGAACCTGATACATTAAGTCGAGCAAAATTAACCTATGAGATGTATAGAACAAATTTCGACCAATTATTGGATGAATTAATTCGCTTATTAAATATAACTGACGACAGCCAAGACCAAGAAGAAATAAATGTTATTACAGAAGCAATTATATATCTAGAAGAACAACAAACCAAAAATCAAAACCAAAAAAGAAGAATTGGCGGTGCTGTATCGCAAGGACAACAACAATGGGTCCGAGAAATAACTCCATCATCTGAAAAAAAACAAAATAACATTGATACAAAAAAGGAAATACAATCAAAATTAAACGAACTTCTAAAAATAAAGGAAAAAATGGCTGAAACATTCGCCGAATGGCGCGACGCAATATACGAAATATATACCGAACCCGATGCTGAAAAACGAGAAGAATATTACAGTAATCTGACACCCTTTGCTATTCTAATACATGTGATGGTATGCTGTGGATTATTTGGACCATTATCTAGTGGTCAGTATATCAATGTTGATGAATCTCATCCACAGTATAACCAACTAAATTCAATTGCTGCCGCATTTTCTACCATGAATAATGGTTACATATCGATGGCCAAATTACAATTGGAAACACTGTTGGTTGGTTCAAATGTTGATTCAAAGGTTGATTCAAAGGTCGAACCAACTGTAGCAGTTGAAGAAGTTAATACTAAATTAATATCGCCTGCTATAAATAACGAATTATTCGGTTCAGAATTAGTAGAAGAGGTAGGAGGAAGAAAAACGCGTAGAAAAAGAAAAACGCGTAGACAAAGAAAAACGCGTAGAAAAAGATTTGGAAGACGAAAAACTAACAAACGGATTACAAGAAAAACCTATAAAGGTTTTTCTTCTAAATATAAATATAAAAAATAAGTTATTTTCTCTTTTTATGAGTTTTTCTTTTCCCTTTATTGGAACCGCCTTTAGCAGGTGATGATAATTTACTTCTGGTAATAGCATATTTTATTTCTTCTCTGGTTACTGGAATTGTCTCAGACATTATTCGTCTTGCGTCGTTTAGAGCATTATTAGTAGTCGGGAAAACGAACTTTTTTTTAGATTTATCTTTTGTTTTACTCCATAAAAAATAACCAATAACAAGAGAACAACCCACAGAAATACTTACTTTTTCCAAAGGAGATAAGTTAGTCATTCTATATAATATACAAATAAAAATATCTGTTATTTTATCTTTTATTTGTCCTTCTTCTAACACGGCCTTTCATTGACTTCCTTGTTTTCCTTGACTTTCTTGTTCTTCTTCGTTTATTGCGGCATTTACGAGTCTTTCTTCCACCTCTAGACCATGGCATTTTTGGCATATTTTTCCATGTCTTTGACATAGAAGCGGAAGTAAATGTATTATTTTTAGCTTTAAAATCAGATCGCTCATTTTGGTGTCTTTTTATTATTTCAGGGCTTATAATTAACCCGTTTATTTTTAGTGTATTAATTAAAACACTAAAATTTTCATCAGGTATAATCCATTCTGTAGTAACAGTATGACATTCAGGATTTTCCAAAAGAGTTTTTATTGATATTAATTTTTCCAATGTTATTTTTGAATTATCTATTTTTTTACCATCGTTGTTTATAGTTATTATTCTCCAGGCGGCTTTGAGTTGTGTAGGTATATCTAAATTGAGTTGTGTAGGTATATCTTTTTCGGCTCGATTGTATGGTGCCAGCACCCGCGGTAATCCCGTCCCTAATAGCGTATCTTTCGATTGGTTTGATTCCGAACTTGGAAGGCGAACTTTAAGATCAGGATCAGCACTGATATTTTTCGGTTGGACTGAATTTAGTTCGTCACTTGATGTTTTATAAGCTTTCTTACATTGCATAATTTTTTCTTTAGTTTGTATAACTAACTCTGAATCTTCCGGTTGAACATTGCTGTTATATTTAATATCATCAATCGCTGCTATTGCTGCATTTTTTAATTTGTTTAATTCGTTTAATTTGTTAATATCACCCTTAGTAGCAATTGCATTAATTGCATTAATTGCTACTTCTTTTGAGTCTTTGATATCATCACAACAATATGTAATGTTATTAATTTCAATTTTAGCCGATTTAGTATAATTAGTTATATGACGTGTTTCTATAATTGTATTAATGTATTTTTTTGCTTGATCTTTTATACGTGTTAATTCGTTATTTATTTCGGTTTCAGTAATATAGTCAAATTTTTTTTTCTCATTTATTTTAGACTCAATAACATCATCAATTATTTTTTTCTCTTTTATTTTAGACTCAATAACATCATCAATTATTTTTTTCGCTATTTTTTTTTCATTCGAAATGCAATCGAGTTTTGTTTGTTTAATTTTTTCTATGTCTGCGTTATATCCAGGATTTTTAGCCTTAATTTCATTAATCAAATCAAATGCTGCATTTTTTAATTTTTCATCCTTTAACTTATTGGCCCACATTATAAAATTTTTAATTTCAATTATGCTAGGTTCTGTAGCATCATTTATGGAATTTTTTATTTGTGAATTATATGTTTCTTTAACATCTTTATATTTATCATATGTTGTCATACATTATCCAAATAAAAAATCTAAACAAACAACCAAATAACCAAACAACCAAATAATCTATTTATATTTCTCTAAAATTACCACAGGAACCAATTCATCCTGAAGAAATTCCAATTTTTTATGGATTTTATTAATAGTGACCTCGCTAATCTCGCTAATTGTCTTCACATCCTTCTTGCTGACATTCAATTTACATAATTGCGAGATGAAATAAACGACCCCCGCAGCAATCGAATGAGGCGTATTTTCCGGCATCATATCCTTCTTTTCTATTTTAATCGCAATAAACTGGCAAAGCTTAGTAAGCTCTGTATTAATATTCAGCTTGCTACAATACCGCTCAATAAATGCTTCTGGCTTCGTTTTACAAAACGAGGTTTTCTCATTATTATTCATATCCTTTTCTAAATGATTAATAATTACTTGCGCATTTTTACACCCCTGGGTAGCACTGGTTACATCTAAATGAAAGATGGTCGCCAGCTCTTTAGCGGTTCTTGGATAATTATTAATCCTACACGAGATGTAAATGGACGCAGCAATAAGCCCATCCTTGTTGTCACCTCGAAAGGTTTGCTCGTGCTCCGATATCTTTTTATGATAAAATATGGCCTGATCTATAATGAGTTTAGGAATCCCCGCATTCGCTGCCATAAGCGTAATGCGCTGAAACTCGTCATAGCGAGCCTTCTCTCTATAGGGCATCGATTGCCACTCCGTGTAGCGGCGTATCTTGCGCATTTCATAAGACGATTTGCCTAGGCAAAGAACCTTACATCCGAACGAGGATTCTTCTAAAAGCGGGTTAATAGGCATACCACACCGAGTCGGGTCTGAATTTTGGTTGTCGTCCGCACCGTAGTAGCGCCACTCGGGAGAATGGTCTAACATGTCCTTGTATATGATGCCGCATTTTTCATTGGTACAAGTCAAGAATCCTTCGTCCGAGTATGCTAAGGAAGCCTTGCACATTTCGCAGCTTTCTCGGTCACCGATGACTCGGTATAAGCATTCTAATGGGTCCTTTTGTTTGTCTGGGTTTACGACTTCTGCTTCGAATAGAGACCACAGTTCGGATTTATTGGGAGCTGATAATGCGGGTTTATTTTTCTTACTCTTGCTTTTTGGTTCTGTTCCTGAACCAGACCCTGAACCAGCTCCTGAACTTAAATTTTTAATCTCTTCAATAGTTGTCATTTTATTCTTTATTCATTTAATAAGATAAAATATATTTAAATCAATTTTATTTATATTATGTTTCCATTTATACACTTTCCTCTAAATGAGTTTTTACATAGTTTAAAAAATAGTTATAATATATAATTAAATGGGAAACCAAATATCTAATTTATTTACAAATACAGGCGATGAGACAGCCGATACGACAAAATTAAAACCGGCTTCTGTTAAGCAGATAATCGATTACATCGCGACCTATTATATTTTAACTATGGATTTTCAGAGCTTAAGAAAATTGTATGACATAGAATATTGTGATAAACTTGTTATTTTGACATCAGATATCATTGAAAGATATTTCACAGATATACAAATATCTTATTTAGCAGAAAATATTAAAACTGGTTCAGAGAAAGAAAAAGAAAAGGAAGAAAAGGAAGAGGAAGAAAAGGAAGAAAAGGAAGAGGAAGAAAAGGAAGAGGAAGAAAAGGAAGAAAAGGAAGAAAAGGACAAAATAATCTTTTTTAACAAGGACAATATATCAGATTTGGACATCAAAAATCCAGCCAAAAAGCGGCGTGTTTGCCTAGGCATTGCTAAATTTTACATAAAAATAGCGCATGTTTTCGCCACCATACTAACAACCATCAATCCAATTTATGTTTATAAAGACGAAGACGGAAATACGGTGAAAGCGGATATCTATAACAGAAATAAAATACCCAAAGGCACCGATGTCGAGGTTTTAAAGATGAATATCTGTGATAATCGAATTGATTCTTTGAAGCGAGACATGAATGTAGATCCTTCAAAGGAGCTAGAAAATGACACAGAAATAAAATTACATCCTAAGATGTGTTCTTTTAATTTGAAAATGAAAAAAGACTACAGTGAAAGTAGTGAAAGTAGTGAAAATATAAAAGATTTAGACGAGGAACCAGGTATACCAGAATTAATGGAATTATATTATGATGCTGACTACGATTACGACACCGGTAAATTTAAAGGCATGAGACCAGAAACCCAACTCCTATTTAATGAGAATTTACAAGGATTTTACAGTGTTTTTGCGGATACACTTGGAAAGCCGATGCCAGATACAATAAAGAAATTCAGCGATATTAAGTTGAAGGCTTACAATAAAGAGACGAACTGTCAAGGCAAAAATGCGCCATATGATACTAGCGTAACCGGGACGATACAAGACGATTTATTTAAACAATATGCGGAGAATTTGAAACAGATGTTAACAAAGGCGAATTATAATCAAGAATTGTTGTTAAATGTATTGAATAAATTATTTGCTTACACGACGGATCCTCAGTCGAATAAAAAAATAATACGAATCAATCCAGAGCTATCGGAAGATTTATTACAGGAAGTAATTATCGAAACAAGAGCGGTTATAATCAATTTATATTTAACATGCGAGACTGATTTTGCTAACGGAATAAAGATATACGAGGCGATTGTCAATAAAAAAATAATAGAAACTTCTAAAAGTCAAATAAAGACCACGGAAGATAACATGGAGAAGTTGGTTTCAGAAGAAGAGGTTCCTAAACCGGCTGAACTTAGGGAATTGAAGGCGATAGCAGATAAAAAAATTCAAAAGCAAAAAGAACGAGTGTTAAAAGAAGAAGTTAAAATTCAGAAGGAACAAGAAAAAATAGATATCGTTAGCCCGGTGATTCAAGAGCCTGTTCAAGCTGTTCAAGCTGTAGCGCCTAAAGAAGCACCTGTAGCGCCTAAAGAAGCACCTGTTGAAGTTAAAGAAGCACCCGTTGAAGTTAAAGAAGCACCTGTAGCGCCTGTTGTACCCCAGGTAAAAGTAAAAATAAATGTACAAGGCCAAGGACAAGGTGAAGGACAAGGTGAAGGACAAGGTGAAGAGCAAGCCGCCGGCAGCAGAAAATATAAACAAAAGAGTAAGGGTAAAAAAACAAGGGGTAAAAAGGGTAAAAGGGTAAAAAGGTAAAAAGGTAAAAAGGTAATCTAAAGGTTCCTAATAATAATTTATTACAAAGTAAATTATTATTTATTATGTTGTGTTGCTTTGTTGCTTATTGCTTAATGCGTTGATTTACATGCGTTGAGCTTGGGCCGCCTGAGAAGCAGCTTGACCAGCCTGACGAGACGCTTGCGCGGCGCGTGTCGCAGCCTTTTGGGCTTGTCTGGCAGCATTCGCTGTGCGACCAGCTTGGGAACCACGAGCAGCAGACGCAGCGCGCTGAGCAGCCTTAGAGGCCTGTTGAGCGGCGGACTTTGCTTGTTGGGCGGCCTGAGAGGCCCCGCGAGACGCGGCACGCTTCATTGTTTTGGCTCTTCGCATGGTAGCACTTCTGCTTCGCTGAGCGGCAGCACTTCTTCTTTTTCTTCTTCCTCCTTGCTGAGATTGAGATTTTCCTCTTCCTCTTGCTCTTGTTCGTCCTGACATTTATATATTATCTTAACAAAAAAAATTTAAATTTTGCTAAATATGAATTAATATATTGTAAATATTTTGACTTAAAAATATGCTTAAATAATATAGTTTGGTTCGTTCCACTTATTATGTCGTTCCACTTATTATGTCGTTTCACTTATTATGTCGTTTCACTTATTATGTCGTTTCACTTATTATGTCGTTTCACTTACCAAATAGTATCCGTGGAAGGCCAATACATTTTATCGCCCTTTTTAATATTATACAAACTCCTAAACAATTCTAATCGCGCCAAAGGACAATTTGTCCTATATTTGTCCAATGGGTGCGGATTTGTCTTTAATTGAGCCTTAATAGCTTCATCGAAGATTTTTTGACGCGCTTGTATCGCAACATAAGTAAAGAATGCGTGAAATGATAACGCGCAAATAGGAATTTCATCATTATTTTTTAGCTGAAAATCTCTTAAATATTCCTCACATATTGCTAAACCAGATATATCTGCTAAATTTTCACCAGTGCTCAAAGAAGCATCCATTTTAATTCCATCATAGCCAGCAAAAGTCTCATATTGCTTAATAACATCCTTAACCTTTCGATTAAATTTCTCCCGGTCCTCCTTTGTCCACCAATTATGTAGATTTCCCTTGTAGTCATACTGGCTACCTAAATCGTCTAAACAATGCGACATTTCATGTCCTAAAGTAAATCCAACATGCGCTAAATTATATTCGATTCCTCGTTCATCTAAATCAATAAATGGCTTTTGTAAATACGCTAAAGGAATATAGATTGAATTTTCAGAAGGGGTATAATACGCATTGACAACATACGGTTGCTTTCCAACTAGCTTAAATTCGCACCAATCGATGACTGGAATGTCGATATCCGACGATTTGCCATCTAACTCTATCAAGCGCTTCGTGCGCCATACCGCGATTTTTTTTAGATTTTGATACGCACCTTTGCTCTCGTAACTTAATAGCGGGTCCTCTCTTAATACCTCTGGGTAGCCGACGATTAAATGAATATGGTCGAGCTTTTGTAACGCATATTTTTTAGTCCTAGGCGATAACCATGTGTTTCTTCGAATAATCCGCTTGTAAACGGTAAGCAAATCTTCTGCCATGTTTTTAACATAATCAATGTGCTGTTGCTTTTTATTTCGCTCAATATATTCCTTAGATAATAAATTATTGAAACACAGAGACAGACCAAAGACTGGGTAAATTTCTTTAGGCCACGGGACCGGCTGACCCTTTACAAATTTGCCATGAAACTCGTAATATATTAATCGCCACTTACTATGGAATCGCATCAATTGCCTAAAAACAATGTAATAATAATAAGTTTTCCATTTTATACTCTTCCAGGTGTCGTCCTTCTGAAGCAATTCCATCATACAACTAACATAATTTAAGCTGCTACATATATAGGTGTTCGGAACATCCTCCTTTTTGTAACCTATTTCTGTGGCTAATTCAGCCCAATCTAGACCGCACTCGGAAATGGATTCGCCCTTAGTGACCGAATTATAGCCATTTTCATCATCCTTTTTAATTTTATCACACCCTAATGCTCCTAGGATATCGTATTCTACATCCCAAACATCGGTTGCTTTGTAGCCATGGTTTTTACCAAGACATGCGTCAAACATGTCCTCGATAAAATTCAAATATTTAAGTTTAAATATTTTCTTGTATTTTTGTGTTTCTTGGTCTTCTTTGGTATCTTCAATGTATATTGTATAATCGTAAACTGTTAGTTGAGGAGCGGAAATATAGCTGCGGAATATTTTTGAATTTTTCTCGTCGGGCATGACAGACCAAACGATTGGGCTACCCCAAGCAATAATTTCATTTTGATTTATTTCTGCTAGCATTCTGTAGACGGAATTGGACGCGAAAATCTGGTCTATTCGTTCTATTGCCCATCCAACATAGTTTTCAGTAGAAACATCGTCTAAATTAAGCAGTGATTCGTATACATTTTTAACCGCTCTGGACCTGGAAGTATCGTTTTGTTTGATGTAATCTTTTACAATGTCAATGAGCTCATAGTATACCTTTTCTTGTGAAATTCGAAAACTATCTACTTGAACATAATATTTCTGCTCCTTTTTAATTTCAGCGCCTTTTATCGCCATCCACTGATAGTTGATATAGGTATAATAGTCATTTTTGGGCGTATATTTGGATGGGGTAAACGGCGTTTTAAACATTTTTACTAGCTCGCGTTCGAAATTACCGGTTTCTATCTTGTCGAAAGAATGCTCGAATTGATTATAGGTGTTTGCGGATTTCTTACAGTAAATTTGTAATTCTTTCTGACTAGGTTTATGTTTTTTTGTTCTTGTATGCGTCTGACTATCGCGTCGTCTAGTAGTCATAATAATGAGTTATATAATAAATGAATATTAAATATTAACTATTTTGGTTCTATTTTGGTTCTATTTTGGTTTCTATTTTGTTTAATAAATCTTCACTGTAAACCAATTTACCAGACGGCTTGTATGAATTAATAGGGGTATATTTTTTACTATTTTTGATTTGATGAATATCTAAGTTGTGTAAAGATGGTTCTTCTAAAGCATCTTCCTGAGCATTTTCATCCTTTATTTTTTCACCATATTCGTTAATGACAATACCCGTTTTTTTCTTAATTTCAGTCCGGACATAAGCCGGGACCCAGTGATTCCATGAAATAAAAACCGTATTTGGATGGAAATATCGAACTTGAAACCCATTTGTTTGTAATGTGTCCATAATATACGCGATACAGGCTGCTTGGTCGTATTTCGGAATGCCTATAATAACTTCTGGAATAACAAACCAACAGAATTTTTCCTCTATATTTTGTCTGGCGGTTGTTTTAATTCTGACATGAATGCGGTTAAGAATTTTCTTGTATAATTCTAATTTACTGACATCTAATTGGCGTTTTTTCTCGTAAAGTTCGTCTATGTTAATTTTCTCGGAAAAATCGGAGAAATTTTCTAGAGTAAATATGTTTGCCATTTAATACAAATGAATAAAATAAAATACTTTTAAATACTTTTAAATATAACAATTTAAATATAACAATTTAAATAATAGTTACATAATATCTACAATTACAAATGCCGATTAAACATTTGGTCATTGCCGGAGGAGGCCCTATCGGGCTACAATTTTTGGGCGCGTTAGAACATCTAAATGAAGAAGGCTTTTGGAAATTGGAAGACATCGAAAGCATTTACGCTACTTCTATTGGCACCTTTATTGGCGCTTTTATTTGTCTTAAATACGACTGGCCAACAATAAATACATATATTATCGAACGACCTTGGCATGATGTATTTAAACTAAATGGCAAACAAATTTTTGATGCGTTTTATTATAAAGGCCTGTATAATAAGAAAATCATCGAAACCACCTTCAAGCCACTATTAGAAGCCAAAGATTTGTCGCTAAATACTACCCTGAAAGAATTCTATGAATATTCAAAAATAGAATTCCATTTATATGCGTTTGAGCTAAATAAGTTTGAAAGCGCCGATATATCATATAAAACCCATCCTGAGCTTTCATTAGTTCAAGCCATTTTCATGTCATCCGCATTACCGGGGGTTTTCATACCCACCATTTTAGATGGCGGGTGCTACATTGACGGCGGCGTAATGGCCAATTACCCGCTTTCGTATTGTTTAAAAGAGCGCGAGAATCCGGATGAAATTCTCGGAGTCACCTTTTATCGGGATTATTCAAAGCCAGATGCGTATAAAAATAATATAGTAACCGATGAATCCTCTGTGATAGACTTTTCCATTGGATTTTTTATAAATGCGATGAATTACATATATAAAAATCTAAAAACGGATACTATTAAAAATCAAATAGAATGCCAAAATGAAGACAACTTTTTGACAATGGATGTCATACAAAAATCTATAAATAGCGTAGATATGCGCAGAGATTGGATTGATAAGGGGATAATTGATGCCAAACTGTTTTTAACCAAGATTAGAGTGGAAAAGCCCTTATAAGGCCCTTAAAGAACTGTGTTTAAAAACTGCTCCATAGTGCTCTTTGTCGGTTTCGCATCGTATTCGATGACCTGGTCGCCTTTTAATAGTTTAATAGTCGGGTACCCTTCAATCTTGTATTTATTCATGAGCTCATCATTTTCAGCCGATTCTGCCGTGCAATTATATTCAGTGAATTTAAGATTATACCCATTAATTTGTTTGCCTTCATATTCCGATTTCAAATTCTCCCATTCCGGTTTGGCTGTTTTACAATGAGGGCACCAATCAACATAAAATAACATCATTTCGGCCGTTTTATTTGAATTCGGATCCGTCGTCGCATGCTCTCGATTCGCATTAAACGCCGCATCCTTATTTATAAATTGGTCGTAAATCAAATATCCTAAAATAGCGAATCCAACAATTGCTATTGCTACTACTATTTTATTGTTTGAAACCATTTGAATCGCGCCGGATACGAAATCTGGCATACCCCCCGACATAAAAGAACTTGTATTTACTGGAGAATGAGAAGTGTTCATATATATATATTTAATAAGAATAAATTACAATATCTTTTAAACGAATCTAAATATATCATTACATTGTATTATATAACAAATACCAAATACCACATTATGTTAGTTAGAGATATTACCGGAAGACTACACATCATTAGCAGAAAAGATTGTAAAAATGATGCGGATTATTACCAGAAAATCGCAAAGATTAGAGCGGAGTTTATTCAGCATTATAAGTCGGTTTTTAGAACCAAGGGTTAAAGGGCAAAATGTTAAAGGGACCAAAGGTTAAAGGGACCAAAGGTTAAAGGGACCAAAGGTTAAAAGAGCTGCTGTAAAACGGCCAACATTAAAACTATCAAAAATCCGGTGAAAATATAACTGCTCGCAATATTTGTTTTGACATGATCCCATCCACCCGTTGTCAAATCTATATTAAAGTTTTTAGCGAATAAATTTGTTTTCGTTATATTATAATAAACCGTATATCCTAAAAGGAGCAGAATAATCGCCTTTCCGAAAATAGAGGACAATAAAAAAGAGTTAAGCGGTGTCATTATGAACAATATTATCAGAAAGGCGGATATGCTAATACACAAGCATACCTTTTGTGTTGATTTCGCATATTCGGTGATTATCGATGAACTGGACATTTATAAAATATATTAATATAATAATATAATAATATATTATACCATGACTTACACGCGTAAGAATCGGATAAAGAAACATGGAAAAACGAAGGAAACGAAGGAAACGAAGGAAACGAAGAAAACGAAGAAACATAAAATATTCAAGAAGGGTGATTTTTATTCAGGCGACGGGTTTTTAACATCGGTATGGGGTGCACCTTTATGGCATTCGCTACATACCATGAGCTTCAATTATCCAATAAATCCGACACAAGAAGACAAGATTCATTACCGAGATTACATCCTGTCTCTACAATACGTGCTGCCATGTAAATATTGTCGGGAAAATTTGAAAACTAATTTTAAATCAATGCCTTTAACCATGGCTGAAATGAAGAACCGAGAGACCTTTTCTAGATACATGTATGAACTACATGAGCTCGTAAATCGGATGCTTAAAAAGAAGTCGAATTTGACTTATTGCGATGTTCGAGAACGATATGAACATTTCCGAGCCAGGTGTACGGAAGAAAAGCCACTCCTTTTCAAATATACGAAAAATACGAAAACAATAAATAAGAAAAATGGTAGAAAAGAGAAGGGATGTACTGAGCCCTTGTATGGTAAGAAATCTAAATGTATTATTAAAATTGTGCCACAGGATACCAAGGAACAGACGATGCAAATAGATGAAAAGTGTATTAAAAGTAGAATAAGTGATAACGAATAAGTGATAACAAATAAGTAAATTTTTAAGAAACGCGTTTACACACGATAAATCGCTTTTGGCTTCAAATAGGAATCGCATAACACATTTGTTTCTTCACAGAATACCAAATCTGTAATATATTTTTTATCCTCAGGATAAATCCATCTCTTTTTGTCTTCATCGCTTCTCTCCAAAAAGTATTCCTCGTCAAACTTTACTAAGTAAGTCGTGGTATAATCTGGGTTTTTACCATGGTCGTAACAATGTCTATCTATCGCTTTTTGTTCGACGGTTCCTATAATATAATCTGTTTTACCGGTATATCCTTTTTTATCAGCTTGAATACTAAATCGTATTAATACTTTATTATTTACTTCTATTGGTCGCGACATCTTTATCTTTGAGTTTATTTAGGGTTTATTATAATAAGTTACCATTATTATAATAAATTTATTTCAATTATTTATTCAACACACAAATCCGAATTTATTGTTAATAACTTATTATAAAGTAATGGACGTTCTTTTTTAAAATTTTTAGTAGTATAAGTTCCCATTTTACTTTGAGGTCCATTTAATAATTTCCATTCATCCCATTTAATTGTGCATAATGGTTCAGATAATATTAAAATATTTTTTATTTGACCCGCATCATAGTTCCAATCAGAATATTTATATTTTGGATCTTTAATATCAATTATTTTGTGAAATAATATTTTTTTTCCGTGAAAATAAAACGCAAAATAATTACCAATAATTGATTTATTATGCTTACCATCAGACCATCTCCATATATTTTTAGAAGTAAGTTCATTATAGTAAGTTACAGATATGTGATTTTTATTTGATACTGAAATTGGTGTAAATGTTATTTCTTCATCAGTTTCTTCCATTATAATTTTGATTATATATTATATTTAAATTTGTATTTAAATAGTATTTATCAGTATTATATTTACATACCGAATGTGCTGAAACTGTTTAGAACTGGGACTGGCATGTAATCTTGGTTGAATGCTTTGTAGTTCGGGACTTTTTTGCAGTCAAATGCAGGCTCTGGGCAACGCATCGGCGCCGGGCAAGGTTGACATTGTGACGCATCTCCGTCACATTTTAAAATAGGATCAGGGCATTTTGGACACACAGGAGGCACAACCTGCGACTTCAAAATATACAAGTCCTCTTGTCCAGCAGGGATCTGATTTCGCGAAACACCGGCAGGCAAAGAGTTGTAATAAGCATTGGGGTCCGCATTCACAGCAGTGTTTCCATTAGGTCCCGTCGCCGTATTTACTTGACCATTTGGGCCATAATAGGTGTTTGTATCCACATTATTGTATCCATTATAGTGCGAATATTGGTCGACATCGCCTGTATTGCTGTTGTAAGTATAGGTGTTGTCTTCCGTGTAAACAATTTTAGAGCCATTTGGTCCCGTAATTTCGACCGCGGACTTTCCATTAGAATCCGTTATCATTTTAGCAGTGCCGCCGTTTGGTCCTACATAGGTAGTAGTGTTTGAATTGTTATTATCGATATAATATATTTCGGTAGTGCCGTCCTTTTTGGTGATTACGATAGTGCCGTCAGAACCGTTGTCAATTATTTTCGCGGTGCCGCCATCCGGACCATAATAAATAGAAGCATGAGAATTCCCGGTGTAGTGATTGTAATTATCATAACTAGAGGTAGAAGTAGAAGTAGAAGAGGTAGTTGTCGAACCATTATCATTTTGAACAGTAAACACAGTTTTAGTCCCATCTTGCGTAGTAACTGTTAAAATCGCAGAACCATTAGAATCCGTTGTTAAAACGGCGCTTCCACCGTTGCCATTGGAAGCATAATAGGTATTGACATCGCCGCCAGATGCGGTAGAATAAGCATTCGAATTACCATCTTTATCCGTTACAGTGAGGACGGTTGTGCCATTTGGCCCGGAAACGATTCTAGCGGTGGCTCCATTATCGGCTACATATGTATTGGAATTTACTCCAGTCATGCCTTCGATGCGCTTATTAACACAGTCAGCACCCCCTAAATAAGTACATAATATTAATGCTAACAATAATATGACAAAAAGGAATAATATTTCTTCGTTCATTATAATTTATATAGTGAAAAAAGTTCTTTATAAAAAAATTGATTTGTTTTATAAAGAATCCAAATTTTGTATTATTAATATAATACAAATGTTTAATACTAATAAATATAGCTGTGTCCAAATTATCGATGATTCCGATGACGAGGGATCCAAAGCGGTAGTTGAAGATGTAGTCGTTGTAGAAGAAATTATTGTCATTGAAGTTAAAAAAAAGAAAATGATTAGAAGAAAAAAGGCAACAAGCGTAGAGACAACGAGCGAACCATTAGTAAGTGAAGAAATAGTAAGCGTAGAGACAACAAGTAAAGAATTAGTAAAGGCAGTGCCTACTTCTCTTCTTAAAAAATATATGCGCGAGCATGGCACGGTAGAAATCGGCGCGGATGAAGCAGGTCGAGGACCCATGTTAGGAAGAGTATACTGTGGAGCAGTTGTTTTACCTAAAGATGACAGTTTCGACCATTATAAAATGAAAGACAGTAAAAAATTCACCTCTAAGAATCCGAAAAAGATTCAGGAAGTGGCGGAATATATTAAACAGCATTCCATTTGTTGGGCTGTTGAATATGAAGATGAAAGAGTAATCGACGAAATTAATATTTTACAGGCAACTCAGTCAGCAATGCACAAAGCAATCAAAAGCGTTATTAAACAGTTGCAAGAGAAACGACAAGAGAAACGACAAGAGAAACGACAAGAGAAACGCCAAGAGAAACGACAAGAGAAACCTGATATAATAATAGAATCAAATTATGAAAATGTGCTTTTGCTAATTGACGGCAACTACTTCAAACAACTAACCATTTTAAATCAAGGAAAGACCAAACTGGTTCATATAAACTATGAAACCGTCGAAGGCGGTGACAATAAATTTACCGCAATTGCTGCCGCATCTATTCTAGCAAAGACAGAACGAGATAAATATATTCACGAGTTATGCTTAGAAAATCCCGAGCTAATTGAACGATATGGGATTGACTCTAACAAAGGGTATGGAGCGAAAATCCACATGGATGGAATAAAACAATATGGCATTACCAAGTGGCATCGTAGAACCTTTGGAATATGTAAAACATTTGTTTAAAGACGTAGTAAATTTATAAAAGTTTGAAATTTATATAATAAATTATTTTTATCTCATTATATAAATGGTTAAAATACTAGCATTCGACACGGAAACAAGTGACAGAGCGCCTTATATTCCAGGAACAACTACATGGGTAAATAGTAAAAAACTATTAAGTATAAAGAATCTGAAAAAGAAAAGGTCGATGTGGAGCACTTTGTTAACTAAATGGCCTAGCATTATTCAGCTAGCTTACATTCTTTATGATACCGATAATCCCTCGACAAAAACAAAAATATTCAATAAATATATTGATATTGAAGAAGATGTTAAAATATCGGAAGAAAGTTTGGCTATACATCATATCAGTCATCAAAAAATATCTAGAATGGGACCCAATGGTCGCGCGAAAATTCAAGATGTGTTAAAGGAATTCTTAAAGGATGTAAAGGAAGCGGATACAATTGTGGGACATAATGTCGCATTTGATAGGAAAATGATTGTAGCTGAGCTGTTAAGGCAGACAAAAAATTCAGAGGACAGCGATATAATAGAAATGATGACTGATAAGAAATTTAAATGTACTCAGGAAATAACCAGACCGATGTGTAAGTTGGAAAATAGAAATACAAATGGTCAAAATAAAAAAGGATATTATAAATTCAAAACACCTAGGCTAATTGAAGCATATGAACATTTTTTTGGCTGCGCTCCTAAACAAGAGTTGCTACATGATGCGCTAATAGATGCGATTATTTGTTTGCGAGTGTATTGTATTAGTCTTAAAACAGGTCCTTTTGATATTAATCATACTAACAAAACAATTACTAGTTATATAAAGAAGATTACGCCTACTAGATGCAAAATTGTGACTAAAAAAAGTATTAGAAAAAATAAAAGAATTTTTAAAAAAAATAGAAAAACAAGGAAAATCAATAATTTGTTTAATAATTTCCAGTAAATCTAATATATTGTAAAACGTTAATGTAATAATGAAATTGTAAAATGTATAGGATTAAATATTCCTAGTTTTCTTAGTTTTCCTAGTTTTCTTAGTTTTCTTAGTTTTCTTAGTTTTCCTAGTTTTCCTAGGTTTCCTAGGTTTTCTTCTATTTTTTAGATACATTTTTTTGCCACCCATTATAGTACATTTTTCATTATCGTTAGAAGGCGTTATACCAACAAGAGGGTTCTGGTTATGGTTCTGACAATTTTTATTTGGTAGTAAACTATTATCATCATATAACGAGACGTCTGGTCCAACAGACGGGGTCGCAACAGATGGGACCAAATTAGGTGGTAACTTTTTAGGGGGGGTTTCTAAAACTATCATTTGTTTAAACATATCAGCATAACATTCAGCATATCTTAACCAAAGTTTTGCTATATTATCAATCCAGTTTTGGTAAGGATAATCTAGGTGTTGATCTATACCATTTCTAGTTATATTATTTACAAATACAAACTTATCACCTAATTGTAATATATCACTTAATTTTGGCCTAGAAAATTCACTGAAGGTCGCAAACAATGTATTTAATGATGTTTTAATTCCTGAAATATATTTATCTTGTCGTTTCCTAAGATGAGAGTCGTATCGCGCCTCTGAAGTATTAGGAATATTATTAAGCATATCAGCAATGATTTCTTTTTGTGGCATAAATAACATTATAGCCTCACACATTAGGTTTGTGTCTCTATATAATTCTTGTAATTGATCAAGAGATAGTTTTGTCAGTTTGAAATTCATAAATAATGGATAAAATTGATGAACTGTATATGGCGGCGCATTGTCCAACTCTGTATAAAACTCATTCGAAAAATTTTTTAAATTGGGGTTTTTTTGAAAAGCCGTTTTTACGTTCTCGTATGGATAATACTGAGAAGGTTTATGATCATTTGGTTCTAAATTTTGTATAGTCGGTTGCCACCCGTTTCTATTGCCTCGAAGAATCTGTAAAATTTTACCCTGACAAATGGCTGCTTCAAATAAAATTTCATCAATTTGATCAGGTCCTTTTTGAGATTGATCGGGACCTTTTTGTTCTAGTGCTAATTTTTTTTGTTCTAGTGCTAATTTTTTTTGTTCACGAAGTATTTCCATATAATATAATTATATAAATAGTTATATTATTATGAAAACAATTAAAAAAAGAAAAAATCAACAACCAAAAACAAGGAAAACAAAAACAAGGAAAACAAAAACAAGGAAAACAATGAAAAAAAGGTTTTTATATAATCCTAAAAACCCAAAGAAATCATTTGATGTTTACATAGATAAAAACCCAAAAGACACGATTCATATTAAATATACAACAACTCAAGATGTTAAGAATACAATCGATAAACTTGAAAAATTATATAAAAATAAAAAATATTCACATAAACGAATATGGCAAGTGGGTATGATTATGAAAGTCCGACTAGAAGTATTAAAACGCAAAAAACCAGAACAATACAACATATCAAAAAAATATTTTGAATTTTTAGGAAGGAGGACAAAATTAAATAATAAGGAGCGTTATAATATTAGATTCAAATATTAGATTCACTATTTTGTCGAGCAAAGCTCTTTTTGTCGAGCAAAGCTCTTTAAGCAGAGCACATCTCGCATATTTCATCTTCTTCTACAACCACTCTCTTCTTTTCCGGTTCAATAGTGAACTGCTGTGCTTGATGTTTTGCTTTCCTACGCAAATAATATATGCCCGTTTTTAGCCCTTGGGACCATGCGTAAAAGTGCATCGAGGTCAATTTATTATACACCGGGTCTTCCATCCACAAATTAAGACTCTGACTCTGACAAATGAACGCGCCTCTGTCCGCCGACATGTCTATCAAGTGTTTCATCGGTATTTCCCAAACAATCTTATATTTATTTCTTATATGTTCAGGTAAAATTGTTAGTTGTTGAATAGAACCCTTGTTCGCAACAATATTGTTTTTAATTTGTTCATTCCATTGCCCAATCGCAAGCAACTCCTTCATCAAATATTTATTTACAACCACGAATTCGCCGGCCAGAGTCCGCCGAGAATACAAATTACTAGTCAGCGGTTCAAAACATTCGTTAAACCCCAGAATTTGTGAGGTAGATGCGGTTGGCATTGGAGCAATGAGAAGCGAATTGCGCAACCCATGTTTTACAATAGACTCCTTTAGACTTACCCAGTCGTATCTTGGCGATAGTCCGGCGAAGCTGGACCACATATCATATTGTAAAATACCCTGTGACGCTGGACTACCAATAAAGGAACTATATGAACCGCACCTGCTTTCATCTAGTTTTTCGATTTCTTCCCTGATAAAATCGAAATCATTTAAATCGCAAAAGTTTAAAGAACCGGTTTCTAATTGTTTTTTCAAAAACTTAAAATCATTTTTCCCATCGTTAAATCTTTCATAAGCCAGTTCGTTGCTTTTTTCTAACGCCGCGTGATACATGGTTTCAAAAATCAGCTTGTTGACTTCCTTTGCTTCATCGGAATGAAACGCGATATCAAGCAAAATAAACGCGTCTGCTAGACCCTGAACACCGATGCCGATAGGTCGGTGCTTAAAATTACTTGTTTTTGTCTTATCAGTGGGATAAAAATTAACATCAATTACTTTATTCAAGTTGTTAGTTATGACCTTGGTTACTTCATGTAATTTGACATAATCAAATGTTTTGGTTTCTATATCGATAAAAGATGGCAGCGCAATGGAGGCCAGATTACACACAGCGGTCTCTTTATCGTCTGAATATTCTGTAATTTCGGTACATTGACCAGTTAAGATTCCATTAAATACCCCCATATGTTTTTTGAGTTCTGTAAAACAATAGGTGTCGTCTTTTCTAAAAAAATCATTTATTCCAACCACAATTGCTTTATTATATCCCCTATAGTTTTTATTCATATGCGTATCGATATCGGCATCTAAACAGCCTTTAAATTTTAACAAATACATGCCCAATTTTAAATCAATTGCTTTAACCGCGCAAACACGCTTATTTTCATCATATACATAAAATTGATGACATGGTGTGCAATTTAATACTCGCATTGTACAAATATCATTGTCGTCGTATACACCTATAATTATTTGAATTAATTTTTGATTTGTCCCCGTTTTCATTATGGTTACTTCTGAAAATTCTTCCCCATTCCAAACATTTACCATTTTTCCCTCTAATAAACCAATTTCTAAATGTCCTTTATCTGTTAAAACCAATGTTTCAGGTGCGACACATAAATTCGAACTCTTAATGGTGCCAAGATTTTTCTGATTTGATTTCGCATTCACAGAATCTTTATATAAAATATATGGTGTCCCTGTTTCCATCTGTGCGTCCAAAATCTTAAACCATAAGTCACGCGCTTCTACCACTTTTCTAGCGCGCCCTTCCGACTCGTATTTGGTATACAGCGCCACGAATTCTGGACCGTAAACATCGGCAAGACCCGGACACTCGTGTGGGCAAAATAGCGACCATTTACCCGCTTTTTCTTTGACGCGCTCCATAAACAGGTCGCTTATCCAAAGCGCGTAAAATAAATCACGGGCTTTTAGATCTTCGTCGCCATGATTCTTTTTCATTTCCAGGAAATCGTAAATATCCGGATGCCATGGCTCCAAATAGATGGCGAATGAGCCGTTACGCTTCCCACCTCCTTGGTCACAGTATCTGGCAGTATTATTGAAAACTCTGAGCATTGGAACAATGCCATTAGAAGTTCCATTAGTGCCCTTAATATGCGTGTCTTTAGCTCTGACATTATGGATATGTAGACCAATACCGCCAGCCCATTTTGATATTAATGCGCAATCTTTTAATGTATTATAAATACCATCTAAACTATCATCTTCCATGGAAATTAAATAGCAGCTAGATAACTGCGGGCGCGGGGTTCCAGCATTAAAAAGTGTTGGGGTAGCATGAGTGAAATACTTTTGCGACATTAATTCATAGGTTTCTTTAACAAGAGCAAGCACACTTTTATCACTTTTACCGCTTTTATCGCATAAGCATAAGCAATGTATCCCAATCGCCACGCGCATCCACATATGCTGCGGTCTTTCAATAATTTGACCATTGTATTTGAATAGGTAAGCTCGTTCCAATGTTTTGAAACCAAAGTAGTCAATTAAATAATCTCGATCGTGAACAATCATTTCGTCAATCTCTGTAGAGTATAAACTAACAAAATTCCAAAGATTTTGTGAAACTAGCGGATAATTTAAACCATGAATATCCTTAAAATTATATAGGGTATTTACTATATTTGAAAAAAGGGGTTCTGTATTTTTATGATGATTAGATACTACAATTCTGGCCGCCAAAGTGCCGTAATCTGGATGTAATGTAGATAATGAAGCACATTGTTCTGCCGCCAATTCGTCGATTTTTGTGGTCGGTATTTTGTCATATAATTGATCGATTACTTTTATGACAAGAGATGAATAATTGATATGAATATTAGCTTCCAACCCGAGCTTTTTAATACGTCTAAGAATTTTATCAAATAATATTTCCTCTAATATTCCGGTTCTTTTTTGAACGCGCATTTCAGAGTTACTACTATTACTATTGGGAAGCATTATAAATAATATCTTGTTATTTTTAAGCTATTATTTATAACTAAATTTAAATAAATATACAAATATACAAATATACAAATATACAAATATACAAAGCTTTATATTTATATTTATATATAATATAAATATATAATGAAGGACAGGACTATCAAAAGTATTTTATTTTTATTATTCATATTAATAGTAGGATTATATTTAGCTCCATTTTATAAAAAAGCAACAGAAGGTTTCAAGGGATTCAAAAGATATAAAAGCGATGTATTATCCGTCCCTGGAGATTTTCCAAATTCCGTCGAGAAACCTATATTAGATGATTACCCTTTAATAGAGAGCAAAGGCGTATCTGCTAATAACGCTAGCGATATTTGGAAGGACTATCCCGTTTTCGGCGTCGGTTCATTTGAACAAATTACAAATAATATTCGTTATAATCGAAACCCGGATGATGGCAAATGCTCTAGAGCGGAATTTTGCGGCGCATTATACCACGATTCGAATCATGGGTCGAATGAAATTACCCCTCTTCCTCCGGCTGAACAGGGCAATGGCGCCCGTGTAGGATATTATAGAAGCGAACCTAACAGGTTGTATTTTTCTATACCAACCAACGAGAATATACTTTACTAAATCTTCCACCTTTACCGTGTTCGCAAAGTGATCACTACAAAGGTGGAGCCAAATGGTTTGCGATGCTGGAGTCAAATAATTTATGATTTAATTTGAAAAAAAGGATGTATATTAAGGTTACCAATAGATTTAATAGGCTCAACACAACTCTTTACAACCGTTACCTTTCCGTTTTCCTTGTTAAAATTCAATAAACAACCGGAACCGGAACCGTTACTACCAGAACTGTTACTACTACTACTGGCATTAATATCTAGCGTAAGCGTTGTCGGTCTTGGTTTACGATTTGGCGCTCGATGTTCATATCCAGAAACGCGTTCTGAAACGATAGTCGACCAGACCGACGCCAATCCTTCGACATTATCTTTAAACCATTGTCTATTTCGGCAAACTAAAACGCAGCTAACAATATCCAGTTTCCAATAATAATCCTTTATCCAAACATATTTATATTTGGAGGACTGATACAAATCCATCATCTCTTCCTGCCATTTATCTATATCTTGGATTTCGACAAGAGACAACGGCATATATTTATAAAAAGGTTTCCCTTCTTTGGCATGAAAATACATAATTATACCCCTTCTTTTACCAGATGTATCAGCCCAATATGCTGCCGCATTTTCATATTCGGTAAATTTGGTTTCTAAAAAGTCGCACTCGTCTAGGTCACAAACTTCCATTTGTAGCTGCATTTGAATCCAATATTCTTTTTTAGGAATGCCGTCAATCTCGCGATTAACGATATTTTTGATTTCTAACATACGACCGTATCTTAAAGAGTCGCGATCTACATTTATTCCATCGGGGGACGCGCCTAAAAAAACATGCGTCTCGTGCTGAATACAGCCGAAATCATCCACTTTTGTTTTATAAGTGTCTTCATAAATCATAACAGATAACGGTTCGTATTTTTGCCCGTGATGTAAACTGCTATTTACATTGACCATTTGTACAGGTGCTTGAAAATGTATAATCTTTGTTTCCGAGTTTATAGCTACATCTACCGCTAAATCTGTATTTGTGGCTAAATCTGTATCTAAGTCTTCCATAAGACTAGAAGACGGATTTGGTTGGCATTTTTCATATATTAGCTGATTTTTATTACTCTGGCTTTCGAATGCTTTATACGCGTTACTGGCGGTAATCAGGTTGTGTCTGAAGTCATACCATTCTTTAGTTCGCTGAACCGGCTGTGGCTTACTTTTTAAATAAGCAATCTGACCCTCAACATATTCATAATCCGGTTCTTCCAGAATGACTGAATCCGGATATGAACGAATTGGCATGAAATCCTTGAAGAAATCTGTCTTTGCTTGACTAAGAATTTCATCCAAATCTTCTTCTAAATAAAAAATATCCGTTTCAGCAAATATATCCTCCATTAATTCGTTAATATTGTCTTCAAAAATATCATCAAAATCTGGCTCAGTGATCATAGTAGGGTTGTTTTTTACGAATTCTTCCATTAGGTGCAAGCATGTTTCGTATAATTCGAGTGATTCATCTTCGTTAAAAATAGGTTCGTCGTCGGGTATTATAAGAGCAAAAATATCGACTAATTCTGGCAAAAATGTATTCATTGACATTGACAAAAATGTATATATTATTATATAGTAAAATGTATTTATATCCATATCAATTCAAATATAACTAAGTCAAATATATAAGTTATTTTATATATATTTAATTATCATTTATTACTAATGCTAACGCAAGGACTAACGCAAGGACTAACGCAAGGACTAACGCAAGGACTAACGCAAGGACTAACGCAAGGAGTAACAATTGAGAAAATAATAGAAAAGAATGGTCTTACCTTTATTAAATTAACCGCAAATAAATTCAATCTAACATTTGATATAAACAACCGCAATATATTTTTACCATCCGTTATCAATTTCGAATTAATTCAATTACTTTATACATTGAATCCCAATATATTCGAATCTCTGTCTAAGGGCAACGACAAGAGCAACGACAAATACAAGAGCAACGACAATACAAATCTGGTTATTTTATTGAAGGATATATTTGGCGATTTAGGATTACCACAATATTATTTAGCATTAAATATTACTAAATATAATCTTGGAACTAACAAAATTGTATTTAAATGCGAATCACTTACAAATACACCAGATATGGACACGGACGATATCGAACCAATGCCAATACAAAACATAGATATTGAATTTATTATTATTAATAACTACTGTATTAAAATAAATTGCGATATATATTTAATAGATAACCATAATTTACCATCTTTTTCTGAAAAATTGATTGGAAATATAATTTACAATATGTTTAATAGATTAAAACAATTTATAGAAAATCTATTTTTTTAATATAATCAAATAGATTAAAACAATTTATAGAAAATCTATTTTTTTAATATAATCAAATAGATTAAAACAATTTATAGAAAATCTATCCTTTAATATAATATCAAATATAAACTAACATGTTTTTAAATAAGTTAACCGATTTTTTAAGTAATTGTTGGTTTGTCATTTGCGTATGCTGGATTATATTCGACGAATTATGTTTATATTATGCTTTTAAAAATTATGAAAAATGTATCCGCAATTTGACTTATCGGCTATCTTTAAAAAACATTTTATATGTTAAAATATTCCAAGCACTGGTATTAAATAATAATATAATTGACCAGCAATACGCCGATTGTTTATTAAAATTTACAGATAATGTGCCGTGGTCTAGCAAAGATATAGATAAAGACGCTCTTGTTAGTTTAGAAAAAGAATACAACATTACCATTTTAAATGACTATATGCCAATTAATTCAGGAATGATTTCATTAGTATTTAAAGGACTTAAAGAAGGGGGGTCTAAACCCATCATCATTAAAATGAAACGAAACAATATAGACACGACATTACAAGACGGGATACAGAAATTGTTATTTTGCGCTCGATTAATGTCATTTATTCCTATTATAAAAAAAGCGAGTATATCTGATATAATACATAATAACATACACCTAATAAAACAACAAACCGATTTCACAAGGGAAGTTGAAAATATTAAAATGATGAAAAATAACAGTAAGCATTTAAAATATATTAAAATTCCCAATGTCTACGAAGATGTTACAAATAAGTTTTCGAATATAATCATGATGGAATATATTAAAGGAGAAACAATTAGCTCTGTTAATCCAGCCGATTATATCGAATATTCGAAACAAATAATCAAATTTGTTTTAGTATCAATGTTGATGACCGGGCGATGTCACGGAGATTTACATATAGGAAATATATTATTTATCAAGGATGAAAATGACACAAAATATAAATACAAAATAGGCGTTTTGGACTTTGGATTGGTTTACGAAATCGATAAAATGAAAAATACCTTTTATTACATTTTTGCGAATATGACTAGAACATCCGCTGAAGTCATGGCGCAAAATTTGCTGCTGTCTGGATTGATTGAACCTGTCGATTGTTTGGCTTTGTTACCTAAAAAACATGCTAATAATATCATGCTCATACTAACAAAGTTTATTGATAATACATTTAATATATCAAAACATTTCAGCCAGATAAATATATTTAATTCGATTTCTGAATTAAATGATTATATTGTTGATAATAATTTAATGGTTAACGGCTTCGATATTAGACCATGTGAAGACTTGGTGAAATTTCAAGTAATATTTTCGATGTTATATGGTGTCATTTTTAAATTATGCGGAGACAACTATATTGAAATAATTAATAAGGCGATGATTGAGTTATTTCATATCGAAGTGTCTGAATCATAATTCACTACATTTTTAGCTGTTCCTCTTACCTTTTTAGGCGCTAGGCTTCTTGTAGTGGAAACATGCTTGTCGGTATTTTTGAGCGTAAAATGATTAGATTGTTTATTATGATGAAGCGCGGGGATATCCTTTATTTCGCCATTTGACTTATCATATATAACATCTTTGACTCGTTGTAATTTTTTCCTATCGAGGCAATCCTTTAGGAAACTTGTTAGTTTATTAAATTCGTCGTCTGTTAGAGTTTTTTCTGTTTTATATTTTTCGGCGAAAACGGAAATCTTTTTAATCTTTGCTGTTTTATCTAATTTGCTCCAGGGATCATTCGCATTACTGTTTTTCTCGTTTTCTAGAAATTTATCTAGGTTTGTTAGATCGCTAGATGACTTTGTTTCTGGCCATATAATGCCATTCATTAGAAGGGTTTTGTATTTAATTGCTTTGAGTTCATTACATTCCGAGGCGACCTTTTTAAAGACAGCGGGTGTTTCTGTTTCGGTTTCTATTTCTTTTTGCATTATATATTATATATTAATATGGCAAGATGAGTTTAACTCAGTTTTTAAAATATTATATTAATAAGAAATATTTATATTGATTTATAATGTAATTAAATAATGTAATTAAATAATGTAATTAAATAATATGGATTCTGTTAAACGAATTTTTGTCAAAGATATTGTTGTAACAAATGTAAAACAAATAGATGTTTCTAACGAAACAAATGTAAAACAAATAGATGAATCTAACGAAACCAAAAAAGTAATATTTACGGGAACAACTACGAAATATCAAATGAAAAAGGTTTACGATAAAACGGATAAGGATAAGAAAAAGAAGGTAGAAACTAACACTTGGGACCTAAATGAGCAAGAGTTATCATTTCAAACTCAATTAGAAGTATTGAAAGATATACATAATATTTCTTTCAATAAACTATCTAGCTTGATTGTTGCTCATATTAAAACCAAAATATCCAGTTACAAACACCAGGATAATTTAAAAAACCTATTTTTGGAATCCGAATTCGTAACATTTGACTACACGATCGATTTATTGGTAACATGTGAACTTAAATGTCATTATTGTTCCTGCGAAATGTATTTATTATATGAATTTGTCAGAGAAATGAAGCAGTGGTCTCTAGATAGAATCGATAATGATATTGGACACAATAAAAATAATTTAGTTGTTTCTTGTTTAGAATGTAATTTAAAAAGAAGACGAACTAACAAAGACGCATTTTATATTACCCAGAATTTAACGATAACAAGGGTATAAAGGTTGTTTCCAAAATGGTGAAAATAGCGACAAATATTTATTATTTTAAATTACTTAATAATAAATATGAATATGAATATGAATGCGGATGCGAATATGAATGTGGATGCGAATATGAATGTGGAATTTTATTTTTGGAAATGGACTCTGGGTGAACCTTATTATAAAAGCGCCCGTCCAGAAAAACAAACGACTTCCAATTCAGATATTATAACCGAATATGATACCCAGCAAAGCGCAATTACGCAATCATTGGCGGACGATTTAGGAACTAGCAGTAACAAAAGAGAAGAATTAGACAATCGTGTAGCAGATCGAGAACTAGTCCAACAACGAGGGGCCAATCCATTTTTAAGCTCACAATCTAGTTATGTCAATGACATTGTAGTAAGAGATATGTTCCTAAAACCAATCAATACTAGTCAAGATAAAATTAACAATAAGTAGTCTAAAGTCACCATGTCAATAAATCGATCCTTTACAAACTTTTAACACACATGGTATTCAGCAACCGATTTACAAAATAAATCAAAAAGGAATTCAACAATAATATAAAGGAATTAGCTATAAACATGATATCCACCTTTTTATAATGCATCACGATATAAGACGCAACGGAAATTGCGCTAACCACAAAGCCTATTCCGAAAAAGATAGACAGCGCGTAAAAATAAGTACAATACTCTTTACCCAAAGGGCCAAAATAAGCTTCCATAAAGTTATCCATAATATTATAATTTGATATTATAATTTTATTTATATGTGATAATTTACTAAATTACTAAATATAATATATATTATTTAAAACAACTTAAATAACTTTTAAGAATTCATAAATAATGAGCAATAATTCTACCTATACTACTCAAAACGACCTACTATTGAAAAACCTAATGGTATTCTACAGAACAGATGAGAATGATAACTTAGACGATATGCTGCGAATTATTACAGGCGAGTCTAAAATATCGTTACGCATTGTGGACTGGTTTTCGACCAACTATGCTAAAAAATATTATACTCTATATGTAATCGACCAAAACGCAGAAAATATTGCCAGACGATTTAAGGTCTATGATGATTACAAATTGAAGCTAAAAGCTTACAGCAAAAAAAGATTCGATCCTTTTTGCAGGTGGGATAGAATAAGTATTCCATATAAAAACGGCAAATGTATTGAGACCACCATTGGCCAATTGAATTTCTTCAAATGGGCGCTAGAGAATAAAGTGGTCGATTATATCGAAAAGAATTATGAGACGATTGAAAAGGACATGAATAACCGTAACAGCACTTCGAAGCGCAAGGAACTTTTGTTAGTCGGGGACAACTCGAAGACGCGAAAAAAGAGAGAAGAGCTATCGGTTTCGGCTACCAAGAGCATCAAGAAGGAGAAGGTGGAAATTGTGGTACAGTTTAATTAGAAGTCGTTTTCATTTGCTTTTGCTTTTAATATTAAAAACAAAAGCAAATGAAAACGACTTAAAGACAAATATACATAATAAATTATAATGGAAACAATAGAAATTTTTGAAGTGTTTGAACAAAACAAATTGCGAGATTTTGCCTTCTATGAATGTGGATTTTTACATAAAACTATATTACCATATCTTACTGATGAACAAGAATTGTTTTTGTTAGTTAATGATGATTTACATAGAAAAGGAAAATATACATCAGACGATTATATCGTCTCGTTAGATGATATATGGCATTTTTTAGGATATAATCAAAAGGCAAAGGCGAAAAGAGTTATTGAAGAACATTTTATTTTAAATAAGGATTATAAAATAATTGCCGGAAATCCGCATATTGATAAAACTGTAAAATGTAAACAATGTAGAGGCGGGCATAATAAGGAAAAAATAGTTATGAACCTTAAAACATATAATTTATTTTGTTTAAAAAGTAATACTCCTTTTGCACATAAAATTCAAGAATATTATCTTGGATTGGAGCAAATGGTAATTAAAACATTAGATGAAGAATATAAATTATTTTTAAAAAAATCTGGTTTAGATGAAAATGGAAATGAAATTGTGCATACTATTGATACTACAAAATGGGAAATTGAAAATTCTGATGACGAAATAGAATTAGGTCAATCAGATGATGAATATGATTTATATGAATTATGTAAATCAGACGATGGTTCTTCGGAATTACAATCAGAAGAACCAGTAAATAAATTTACTAGATCATTGGATGATTTAGTAATACAAATATCTTGTAATAGATCTGGATTATCAAGACATTTATTAAAAAATTATAAAGAAAATTATCATTTTATTATATTAAAAAATAATATTCCTAGAAAAATAGGAATTCATGGAGGTCATAATAAAATTACATTTATGTTAACCGAATTTGCGTATGAATTATTACAAAATTCATTTAATTTAAGAAATAGATATATTGTAAATATGAGCGAAAAATTTAAATGTGTAAATATTGGCATGTGTATTGAAAATCAAACCATAGGATTTATTGCAAATTCATTTGAAACAATTGTAAAAACTGAGAGACAATTCATATTCGATAAATACAGAGTTGATTTATTTTTTAACGATTTTAATTTAATAATTGAATGTGATGAAAATAACCACAAAGATAGATGCATTATAAAGGAAAAAATTAGAGAAAATTATTTATTGTCTTTGGGAAATACCATCATACGATTTAATCCAAATGATAGTAAATTTGAACTATCCAATGTTTTAAAAGAAATAAATAAGGTGGTATATTTAAAAAATGAATACAAAGAACCTATTGTTATTTTATTACCATAATTTTATATCCAACCAATTTTCTATTTCTTTCCATTATATTTTTCAATTGCTAATAATAAGCTATACTGCTCCAGGTGCGACCTGTTGCCTTTTTCAACGATTAATGTTTCTATTCGCGACCGAAACATTAATTCCGTGCCCTTTTTGTAAGCAGCTGAGGTCTTTGAAGCTAAGCAATTGTAGTAAGGATTGTTTGGCGACCTAATTTTATCTATAACGAACGCTAGTTTGGCCTTGGACCAGCCTTTTAGTAAATTGGTTATGCGTGCTTTATTTATGTTAAACCAATTGTCGTAAAATTCGATGCGAACCAGGCTTTTTTGATTTTTCACATGTTGCGAATAGGCGCCAATCATCTTTATAAGGTCTTCGGGCAGCTGGCTCACGAGTTCTAGTAAGAAGAATTGACACTTTTGAACAAAGGTTGCGTTTTGAACAAGATTCGGATTTTGATTTTGATTCTGTGTTAAAGAATCCATGTCTGTTCTAAGAGTTTTAATTTCGTTTAAACAGAGTGCTCGTCTATTATTGGCCTGATATAAAGCAAGTAATTCTTTATCTGAGCGAGCTTTCTTTGCGAGCAGTAATTCATGCATGCTCTTCGCATGAGGTTTCTGTAACAAGTCGGCAATAAAGTTGGCGTAGAAGATGGCAAATTCATAAGTGGGGTTCATGGTAGTATATTTAATACTATTATTTTTACAAATAAAGAATATTTCAATTTTATTTCAATCAATTTGTTTATTGCGGAATAAAGATTTAAATACTTTTATACAACTTTTATATAAATTAATAAATGGGCAATTCGCATTCAATGAAAAAAATCAATTACGAGGATATCCAAACAGTCGTCAAAAATCCGGAAATATATATGCTTATAAATACGCTTCCATTAAATAACCAAGAATGCTTAATATCGACTACCGTAAGCGTCGATAAAGAAGAGGTAATCATCAATAAATATCTGAAGGAAAATCGTGGCATCAAAATCATTGTATATGGGAAACACTGTAATGACGAATTGGTCGACAAAAAATATCAACAATTGTTAGCACTAGGATTCAATAATATATACACTTATACGGGTGGATTATTCGAGTGGCTTTTGCTACACGATGTTTATGGTAAAGAGCTATTTCCTGTAAATAATAAAGATAGTAAAAAAAACATAGATATTTTGAAATTTAAACCTCCTCCTGTTTTGAATATATCTTTAATCGAGAATTAGTTTGTTTTGTTAGTTTGTTAATTTGTTAGCTATCTGTATACTTAAAGGTTTGAAAAACCTGTGTGATAGATAGTTGCTTGTTTTTAATCATTGGTTCCTTGTGTTTAATGGTAACTAAAGGCGAAGATAAAGTTGAAGATAATTTTGGCTCCTCTAAATCAAGCAAAGCTATATTCGAGAGCTCGTCCGCGCGTTTATTTTTATCCCGATATACATGATTGAATTCTATATATTCAAATCGGTCTCTAAGAGCCAATACTTCTTCGTATAAATTAAAGATGGAAGAAGATTTGACCTTATAAATGCCATTAATTTGATTAACAACTAACAAACTGTCGCCGAAAACAGATAACACTGTTATACCTAAATTTAGCGCCCCTTTTAGTCCTAAAATGAGGGCTTGATATTCCGCCTGATTGTTTGTTTTGTAACCCAGAAATTCAGCAGCGGACCAAATTTCTTCCCCATTTTCATAGATGACTGCTCCGGCGCCAGATAATCCAGGGTTCCCCTTGCTAGCTCCATCGAAATTCATAATGGTTTTACTTATAGGAAATATTTTCGCATCTTTTGTAGGGTTTTTTAATACAGTAAACATTGTTATTATATTTGTTAGTTATACACTTAGCTTATCTTTATAATTATATTTTAGCTTATCTTTATAATTATATTTCAATTTTTAAATATAACCACATACAACTGCGACCAATACGGCGTCTTTCATTGTCTCTATTTTAAACGGTTTACCGCAACCGTATATCATATTATTAGCGGCAAAATAATCACATACTTCTTTTGTCTCATGCGGATTCATTTGATTACCATTGGCAATAAAAGTTCCGTGGCGAAAAATCTTACAATTTAACTGTTCGATTAAAATAGGGTTTAGACAGTGAGGACAACTAACAACTATATCCTTTGTTAGTTCATTTGTATTTGTATTTGTTTCCATTACAGAATTAATATATATATTATCAAATATATTTAAATCATTTTATAATATATAATGGATTTTTTTGATAGCTCTTCATCTTCGAGTAAAAAAAAGTCTAGAAAAGCTCGGTCTAAATCGAAAAGCCCAGAGGGGTCTAAATCGAAAAGCCCAGAGGGGTCTAAATCGAAAAGCCCAGAGGGGTCTAAATCGAATTCAAGTCATAAACATACATTAAAATCGAAATCAAAATCACCTCACCAGTTTAAACCAAAAAGTCCTGACTATCCACCACCTCACCAGTTTAAATCAAAAAGTCCTGACAATACGCCACCTAAACGCTTTGAACCCAAAAGTCCTGACAATACGCCACCACCTCAACCCAAAAGTCCTGACTTTCCGCCACCTCACCAGTGGAAACACAAATCTCCTGACAAATCTCCACCTAAATCCAGTTCTTCTGCTCCACAACATTATGGAGATGTTAAATTGAAAATGCCTGTGCTGCTTTCGGATAAAATAAATTATGATGCCGCGGTAGCAAAAAAAATGGACAAAATTTTCCAATCATACAATAAATTAGAACCCTTCACATCGTCATTTTATTTATCAAATCTATTTTATTTATACCTTTTTAAAAAATACAAAATGGAGTGTCATTCGCCAAACCGAAATGAAAAAGAAAGGCTTCATTTTTTTCTTGATATTTCCAATCATAGTAAAGAAGACTGGTTTGATGATTTTGTAGGATTTCAAACAGATGCGATAAAATTAACTGCTAAGTATGTATCTGAATGTATTACAAGTGGCATTAAAATACTAATAATACCGCTAACAATTCAAATGTTAGAGGGAGCACATGCGAATTTATTGATATATCGAGCAAATACAGGTGTGATGGAACATTTTGAACCACATGGTCACGAATTTGGCGGCAGAGGTTCAGCATATGTAAATAAAACACTGAACGGCTATTTGGAACAATTTGTAAAATTAATAAATAAAGATATTAAGGCGAACAATAAAACTTTAAATGAGGATCAAGAAAAACTGCCAAAAATTACACTGATAAAAGCACACGATACTTGTCCAGAAATACGCGGTGTTCAGGCTCTAGAAGAACGCAGTGTGATACCAAAAAATGCGTTAATAGAACCTGAAGGATATTGTGAAGCATGGTCCATGTTTTTTACTGAATTGTGTTTAAAAAATCCAGAAATGTCGAGCAGAGAAATTTATACTGCAATAATGGATAAAACGCAGCTATACGATAATAAAAATAATTATTTACGAAATATAATACGAGGTTATACCGCGTTTATAAATAATAAGATAGCAAAACATTTTTCTCGAGTATTCGACGAACCAATTACATCGGCAAAAATTCACAATATAAATAATGGAAAAGCGAAGGTAGAAGGGGATATATTTTTTAACAAATTATTAGAAATAATGGAAGTAGAAACAGGACAACATTTTAATGCGCAAAACCAAAAATATCCCGATGTAAAAGCCAGATATAACGAATTTACTCAAGGAATTCGGTCAGAAACATCGTCATCGTCTCTTAAAAGCGAAGACCGTGTTTCGCCGAAACGAAAAACTTCTGTAAAGGCTACCGCAAATGCTACCGCAAATGCTACCACTAGAAAAGCATCTCCTGAACTTAATGGCTTCAGTTTTTTATCTAATAGCCAAACGATGTCGAAAATAATGAAAGACCATAGAATAAAAATGGCTTTGTCAGCACAACAAGAGAAGGAGAAAAAAGCAGCCGCAAAAATATTAGCAAAAGAAGAAAAGGAGACTGAAAAACAACGATTAAAGGATGAAAAATTATTAGCGAAATCTGAAAAAGCATTAGCGAAATCTGAAAAAGCAAAGACAAAGACAGTAGCTAAATCTAAAAAGGCGGCTACTGTGTTAGAAGATTTGGAGTCATAATATTATAATAATATTTATAGTCATTATATTATATCGTGAATATATAATGAATATAACAAAAAAAAGTAAATCTAAAAGCCTTCGCCCAAAAACCACTGATTGGTCTTCCAGTTCTAGATCAAGTTCTAACTCAAGTCCTTTACAGCCTACAACTAGGTTATCTAATTTGAGAGCCAGATCAAGAACCAGTTCAGGACCCAGGTCAAGTTCAAATTTAAGAACTACTGCTTCTCATTCAAGAACCAGTTCACCATTTCAATACGAATTAAAAATGCCAGACGAACTTCCAGTAAATCTGAACTATAGTGAAAAGATTGCGAAAAAAATGAAAAAAACATTTCAATTACATGATGATGTAGTGCCATTTAAAGGTTCGTTTCATATAAATAATTTATTTTACTTGTATCTTTTTAAAAAATACAAAATGGATTGTATACTAGAAAATTGGCAGTATGGGGTAGAAATGCGATTAAATTTAAAAGACACCGATCCTATAATAAACACTTATTTTGACGAAATAATAGAGACATCGTCCCAAAAAATAATAAACTGTATCTTGGATGGTTCAAAAATAATAATAATACCATTTCTTTTTGATATAACTATCGATGAAGAATTAAGAGGAGGTCATGCGAATTTACTAATATATCGACAAAATACTGGTAAATTAGAACATTTTGAACCACATGGTGCTATATATGAAGGCATTGGAGGTGAATTTATAACCGACCAAATAAATGCTTTTTTAAAAAGGTTTGTAAAACATCTAAATTATTTAATTAAAAGGGAAAATAAATTTGAAGGCTTGTTGGGAAAACGCGAAAAAATACAAAAAATAAAACTGTTAAAATCATTTGATGTTTGTCCAGACATGCAAGGGCTTCAAGTATTAGAAGACGCAAGTGAAATGCCTAGATTTATTACAGAACCGATTGGATATTGCGCTGCCTGGTCAATGTTTTTTACAGAGTTGTGCTTGAAAAATCCCGAGAGATCTAGTAGGGACATATACGAAGCAATAATGGAAAAAACAGAGCTATATGATGATAAAAATTCTTATTTACGAAATATTATTCGTGGCTATACCGCGTTTATAAATAATAAAATAGCAAAACATTTTTCTCATGTTTTCGCGGAGCAAGAATTTCCGCAAAGTATTGATACATTAATGGAAAAAATCGACCCTAATAATCCAGACATAAATGATTTAATTAAAGTATCTATGTATAGTGACAAATTATTGGAAATAATGGAAGTAGAAACAGGCGTAAAAAATGAGAGAATGGACGATTATCCTGATGTAAGAAGTAGATATGCAGAGTTTACTCAAGGAATTCGTAGGTCGACATCGTCCCCTTCTTACCAAAGCGAAGCAGAGCTGGCAAAAGAAGCACGCCATTCTAATTCTAGAAGCATGAAGTCTAAAGTAACCCAAGAAGATAAGGGTCTTGGCGTTCGAAGACCAAGAGGCAAGACGCGAACGAAGAAAACGAAGAAAACGAAGAAAAACAATTTATATATATAATTTAATTACTACTTAAAGACAATTTACAAAACTAATAATTAAGCCCGCCCTTGAATAAACCCATCGATTTGAGCCATCCAATCACCGGCCAAAGTCACATTCTGGTAAATATTCTGGTTTCCATCTAACACGAGCTGCTCCTTGAATAAACCGCGGTCTTTATCCAAAAACTCTTCGTGATATTTATGGCATTCTTCCAAATACGCCAAGGGTATCAGCTCTTCGCCTTCTCTGGCTCTCAAATGTATACGCTCATAGCATTTGTCAGGGTCCGTCCTTATGTAAACGACCTTATTTACTTCAAATTCCGCGGCAAATTCATCGAACAGTGTTAGATAGATTTGATATTCTACATCCGACATTTTACCCTGGTCATACAGCATCTTGGCGAAGATTTCTTTATCCGTATATAGACTGCGCTCTGTAATAATGATAATGTTTTTTCCTGAATTCGCATTCACAATTTCTCTTAAACCAGAGAGCCTAGAAACAAATGCCATAATCTGGAACTTAAACGCGTGTTTTTCTTGATCCTGGTAAAACAGCTTCAGCATTTCCGTGCCATTTTTATCCTTTACCAGTTTCCATTTTTCAGTAGGTTCTTCCGCAAATATGATATTTTCATTATTTTTATAATATTCCTGCGCTTTTTTCATCATAGTGCTTTTACCGGAACCGATATCGCCGTCAAATGAAACAAGAGTAACGGTATTTTTTAAATTTTGTGCCATTATTATTCTTAATAGTTATATTATCATATATTTATACCCTTACTTTAAGTATTTTTTATTTTTCAATTTTTTAAAGATGACGACGGTACTATTTCACATGCCTTAAAGTTCCATTAAAAAAAGCATGGGTTCATAAGGGAACGGCAGTTCCCTTAAAAGTTCCCTTAAAAAATTGAAATTTTAAATTCACTTAAAGATAAAAGTATTAATAACTAATACCACCTTTTAAAACAAATGAATACTATTCTTAGTCAACAAAAATTATCTAAATCTGAATGGGATTCAGTCGAAATTCCCGTATCTCCGGATGAATTAGCAATATTAAAATTAATAACTTCTGGTTACACCGATGTAAATATCAGAACAAACAAGACAAATTCGATATTTAGCTTTTTGAAAATAGAATACAGTCAGCAGATGGAAGATTTCCTTTATAACAGATACTTTTCCACCAGAATAAATACACTATTAGAAAGAAATCGCATCAGTTATATTACCTTCAGCAATGACAGTAATAAATATCGCGCGAAAAAGGAAGAAGTATCAGGGTCATCGTCTGACGAAGAAAGAGAAAAAGAAGGTCGAAGAAGACAAGATACCGATGGCAACTTTCTTTGCCAAGTCAAGATTTGCGCGCTAATAAAACTCAAGAGCGCTGACCAAATCCGCATTGGACGATTTGAAGCGATTAATGAAAGCACTACAGAGATTTATGAATTTATTCTAGTCAAGCATCTGGAGCACATGCTAAATTATAAAACGGCCAATAATAAATTGTGGATATTTAACTATTACACACTTGTCAATTTGATGCAGAATAACATCGATAAAGTCAATTGCTATATTAAACAAATCATCAACGCCGTCCTAGAAAATATAGAAAAAGAAGTCGAACTTTTAGAAATCGTTAAAAATGCTTACGAATACATCGAGCGCAACTCTAGCTTGTTAAAGTATGGCGACATGCAGCTATACGGTCATCAAAAAGAAATCTACTCTGTTTGTAAAATCCAGAGCCCGAAATTAGTGCTCTACATTGCTCCTACTGGCACTGGTAAAACGCTTACCCCTCTAGGTCTATCTGAAACCCATAAAATCATCTTCGTATGTGCTGCTAGACATGTAGGTGTCGCATTGGCGAGGTCTGCTATTTCGGTAGGCAAACGAATCGCATTCGCATTTGGGTGCTCTTCGGCCGACGATATTCGGCTTCATTATTTCGCGGCGAAAGAATACACTAGAGATAAGCGTAGCGGCTCAATTAGAAAAGTGGATAACTCAGTCGGTGACAAAGTGGAAATCATAATTTGCGATATTAGGTCTTATTTGTGCGCAATGTATTACATGCTATCATTCAATAGAGCGCAACATATTATTACTTACTGGGATGAGCCAACAATCACAATGGACTATGTAGAGCACGACTTACACAAGATTATCAAGAAAAATTGGAAGGAAAACATCATACCTAATGTAGTATTGTCGTCGGCAACACTACCTAAAGCGCACGAGATTGGAGAAACAATTCGAGATTTCGAACGCAAGTTCGCGGATAGCGTATTTTACAATGAACTAGAAGATGGGTTCGAATCAGTTGTCAAGCAGCCCAGAGTATTCAACATCTCGAGCCACGATTGCCGCAAAACTATTCCTATTTTGAATAATAATGGATACACTGTGATGCCGCACTATATTAGCAGTGACTATGAAAAGGTTATTGAAACAGTTCATCATTGTGAAGAAAACTTGACACTGCTCCGATATTTCGACTTGACGGAAGCCTCTCGGTTTATTACACATATTGAAAAATTCAATTTGGCCAGAACTTCCGCGAAATTTAGCAGAAACTTTCTTACAGCATCCGATATTACAATGCAGTCTATTAAAATGTATTATCTTAAAATTTTGAAAAATATTATTCCTGAAAAATGGCAGCAAGTTTACACCTTCTTCGCGGAGACTAGAGCCAAGAAGATTCAACCAAATGACGCCATAGATTCCAAAGGAAACAAAATTACCAAGGCGGTCAGTTTAGGAACAAGAACTGGCTTGAAACAAGGAGCGGTCATTGAAAGAACAACTAGTTTACAAGTTCCTAGAGAACCAGCAACAGCATCAGCGACAGCATCAGCGACAGCAACAGCATCAGCGACAGCAACAGCGACAGCATCAGCAACAGCAACAGCATCAGCGACAGCAACAGGCAGTTGTGCTATATATGTGACAACCAAAGACGCATACACGCTCACAGATGGACCCACTATCTTCTTGGCAAAGGATGTCACAAAGGTCGCAAAGTTTTGTATTCAGCAAGCAAATATACCAGCCAGCGTCATGAAAGACATACAAGATAAAATCGATTTTAACAATGAAATATCTGAAAAAATCGCGGCAATCGAAGCGGAACTAGAAAACTTACAGGAACAAATGGGTAAAGGAACTGGGGCTAGTGGAGACAAAACAAAAAAGGATAGCAAAAAGAAGGAACGCGTTGCCGGCGAAATGATAGATAAATCAAAAGACAAGGAAATTATAAAATCGAAGGAGCAACTAACAATTCTGTCACAAATGATTAAAAGCGCGACGCTTCATGATATGTTTGTTCCAAATCGCTCATATCACAAAGAAAAATGGGCGGCTAATATAGATGCGCCAAATTCATTCACTAGCAATGTAAACGAAGACGATGTTGACGCGATCATGTCTCTAAACAATGTAGATGACAGTTGGAAAGTATTGTTATTGCTTGGTATCGGTGTATTTGCGAACCATAATAGCATCGCATATACCGAAATTATGAAAAAATTGGCCGATTCTCAGAGACTCTTTATGACTATTGCGGACAGCGATTATGTTTATGGAACCAATTATCAGTTCTGTCACGGATATTTGAGTAAGGACTTGGGGCTAACTCAGGAAAAGATTATTCAAGCTCTTGGGCGCATTGGGCGAAATAATATTCAGCAAGAATACAGCGCTCGATTCAGAGATGACGAGCAAATCGCAACCTTGTTTACGAGAGTCGAGTCAACTGCGAAACCGGAGGTGATAAATATGAACATACTGTTTAATTCGAGAAATGTGAAATGGAATGGAGAAGAATTTGAAGAAATCAATAATGAAGTTGACGATGAACTACATGAGTTTGCTGAGGATGATTCTGAGAATGAAAACTAATTATTAAATTTAAAATCAACCAATATAAAAATATTTTAAATAATAAATTAAATTGTTAAATTATTATTTTTTTATGATTATTTATTCATTGCAATACTATATTTTTCAATAGCATCTTTATAATATGTGTAATCTTCTATAGACATTTCGAATTGATAAAAAGGCATTATATTTTGACTAATATTTCGTTTAATATTTTTAACAATATCAACTGTTAAATTATTGTAATTTTTATAACCATGTCGTCTATCATTTAAAAAATCTAATATTACAGTAGGTTTTTCATTTTTAATTAATTTATCAACTACAATAAATATTTCATCTAAAGCAATTTTACGTTTGGCAATATTACGTTCTTCTTGTGTAGTTTTATCTTTAACTACCCTTTCTTCTGTTCTACAAATAATATTTCCGCATTTAATTCTTGTTACATTATGTCTTGATAATTGTAGCATTTCTTGTATTTCAATATTTGTCTTTCCTTCATTAATCAGTTTTCTAACTTCTAAAATAGTTTCATCGCTAACTCCTCCTTTCGCATCACGAATTGCATCCGACATTTTTTTCTTGTGTTCTTCTGAAAATTCTTTACCATAATTATGATTACTAGATCCTGTCATTTTTTCAGATTTTTCCTTATAAACTTGTTTTAATGATATTTCCCTACAAACTAATTCTTTTTTATTTTTTAAATCTATAATTTCTTGAAATCCTTGTTTTCCTATTTCATTCTGATTTAAATCAGTAAAATGTTCTATTTTGTGTTTTTCCTTGTTACAAATTTTATACATTTCATTTTTAATAATAGGATCAGACGTATTTAAAAAAGTGTCAAACGCAATAACCTGATTATATTTTACAATTACACCTGATTTCATTATTTCGATAAATTTTAAACAATCATTTTTTTTACTAATACAAAACTGAAAATTATAAACTTTTCCAAATCCTAAAAAATGCTGTATTTCTAATAACAAACGAGGATGATTTTTTTGCGCAATTGAAACGTTAAATAATATAATTAAGGATAAAATTAGAGAAGAAATAATAATATCAATATTAAACTGTAAATTTATCAGATATAAACCATTTGAAAAAGATTTTAATATATTTAGTTTATTAAATGAAATATTTACACACATAGCTTCGCATCCAAATATTTAAACGTGTGACTCTTTATGACCCACAATTTATGGTTATATATCCACATCCAATCTTAACAATTTCATCTAAAAAATATCCACCGCCTAATAGTGTTCCTCTTAAAGAATCATCCTTATATTTATTAAATTCTAAACAATCATAATTTTTATGTTCATTAAAATATTTTTCTGTAATTTTATTTGATAACCATTTTTCAACCTCTAAAATAGCTATTTTTTCTGTAACAAAATTTTCAAATGATAACGTATGTTTACGATCAACTGCTTCTCTTGTTATTGAAAATGTAATTTGTTTTATATATTTGATTTTATCATCTATATTAATACAAATTACATATTTAAAAATATTTACCTTCTCATTTATTCCATATTTTTCAACAATCTTTTCATTTAACCTTCCTAATTGTTCCTGCAAATTATATTCTTCAGGCAATACCATTTTTATATTTAATCTTTTATCATCTACTATTTTTTCAAAAACCAAATGAGGTTTGTCTCTTGAAAATATAAGAGACACGTATTTTGGCATTGTATCGTCTTCATTATCTGGATAAATATCATTTTCAAGGTCGTCAATAACTTTGTTAGCTCGTGTTAGTTTTTCTTGTATAGTTATTTTACATGATTTTGTTGTAGACCATATTTTATCTAATTTTGGATGACTTTCTATTCTAAAATATTCGCGCAAACGTTTTTTTTCTTTATCGGCGTAATCCTTATAATAAACCACATATTTTTTCATCATATCTTGAGTTATTCCAACTGGTAATTCTTGTGCATTGTATTTTCTTTCTCTCTTTGTTCCTGCTTTGATACCTTTTGAGTTTTGTTCTTGTTCATCTCTTGTTGCAATTCTAAGATTTTCCCAAGAATTATTTAATGGGTCTTGGTCTATATGGTCAACACTTATGTTTTTAGTCCCCTGTCCATTTCCATAACAACCTGTAATTATTTGATGGATGTAATATATTTTACCATCATATGGATGATGACTTTGAATGTATCCATTTGATGCCTTATACCAAGTTAATTTTTTATTATTATTTAATATTCTTTCATAATCTGTAATTTTATCTAATGATTTTTGACATAATTTTATTATTGTATCCTTTTCACAATGCATTAACCAATATTCCTTTTTATTTTCTTGTATTTTCCACATAGGATTTTTCATTATATAAGCATCTACCCCTATATCAGAAAAATGGCCTAGTTTAAAATCTATTATGTCATATTTATTTGTTATAACTTTGTGGAAAATGTGATAAATTAATATATTTTCTCTTCTCAAATCAAATTTATTATCATTTTTAAATACATATTCAATGTTTATAGTATCATATTTAAACAAATATTCTAAATAAGTAATTTTTTGATGATGTCGTAAATAAAAAGGGTAATCTTTATCATCAGAATAATGAATAAAATTTTTATCAAAATTTATAATAGAAAATAAGTCTTTAAAATCCATTAAAACTGTTTGGTCATTAAAGCAAATGACGCCGCAATTTAATTGTGCATCAAAATCGTATGACAGTTTGTAATTCATATTATATATTATATAATACGAATGTCTTTAAGTAGTTTTCAATATGAAATATTATATTTCACTTTATTTAATTACTGTATGCTAATCCCCCCATCCCCGACATAATTCTTAGCCAATTATGATCCCACTAAGTTTCCCTAGTGGATGGACTGTATCTCAAGCCGTCTCCAGATGGTTAATCCTTCATCGACAGCCAACACCCGTTCAGTCTCT